ACACTGGATATGTGGTCACAAGTGTTACCAGCGATACTGCGTTTGTGGTACAAGCGCAAAACTTACTGGGCAGTGCCACTCCTGTGCTGGGGCAACAACCTCGTATCAACGTCACTGGCTGGAGCGGGTCATGTATTCGTGCAGGCCTGTTCGACGATCAAAATGGCTTGTTCTGGGAAAACAACGGTGTCACTGTAAATGCAGTACAACGTACCAGCACATTCCAAACCGCGGGCTTGGTCAATGTCAGTGTTGGCTCCAACCTTGTGACCGGTGATGGCACGTGTCGCTTTCAAGATCAACTGAATGTGGGCGACGCTGTGGTGATCCGAGGCATGACACATAGTGTGGCCTCAATCATCAACAACAACCGTATGACAGTGGTGCCTACATTCCGCGGCGTGGCCAATCAAACTCGGGTAAAAATGGCCTTGCGCAACGAAATTCGTGTGCGTCAGCAAGACTTCAATATTGATAGACTTGACGGCACAGGACCATCAGGATTCAATCTTGATGCCAGCAAGATGCAGATGTATGCGTTGGAATATTCCTGGTATGGTGCTGGTACTGTTATTTGGATGTTGCGTGGACAAGATGGCAAGTTCAATTGGGCACACAGACGCCCCAACAACAACATCAGCAATGAAGCATACATGCGTTCAGGTAACTTGCCTGCACGTTATGAAGCTATCAACGAAACTCCAGTGAACTCATTGAACGGTGCTATCACAGACAGTCAAACCACAATCACTTTGAAAGATGCCACAGATTATCCACCGGCCTCAGTAACATATCCTTCGTATGTGATGATTGACAGTGAAGTTATAAAGTATTCAGGCAAATCAGGCAACGACTTGACTGGTTGCACCCGTGCTGCAACATTCACACAGTGGGCCGAAGGACAAAGTCGCAGTTACACCAGTAGTGCAGCCACTGCTCATGCAGACAATGCAGGTGTGATATTGATTTCAAACACCTGTGTGCCACTAGTAAGTCACTGGGGTAGTGCGGTTATCATGGACGGTAACTTCAACGGTGATGAGGGCTTCTCATTTACCTATAACAGAAGCAACTATGGTTTGCCTGCCACAACTGGTGCCAGCCAAACAGCGTTCTTGATGCGCTTGGCTCCCAGTGTTTCAAACAGTATTATTGGTGACTTGGGTCAACGTGACTTGATCAATCGTGCGCAGTTGACACTGGAAACGCTCACAGTGAATGTCAGCGCAGGACGATACTTGGTTACAGGTATTTTGAATCCCAACAACATTGACTCTGCCAACACTGTGTGGTCAGGACTGAACAATGCTGGTGGTGGTTTCCAACCCAGTTTTACACAGTTTGCTGTGGCTCCGCGATACAACAACGAAACCACAGGTGGCGTGCAGGCTGCGCCGTTGAACACAGTGGGCGGTTTTACTCGTTCAGGAACCATGACTCTGTCAGGTAGTGTTAGAACGTTCTCTGGCCTGGCATTGACCAACGTGTCCAGTTCGGGTTCAACGGCCAACGTCACTGTGCAGTTGAGTGCAGGACGAACAACCTATGCCACCAATACCACAAGTATCTCAGTGCAAAATCCTGGCACAGGATATGCTGTGGGCGACACTGTGAAAATTACTGGCAATTTGATAGGCGGCACAAGTCCTACAAACGACTTGAACTTGACGGTGGCTGCGGTGTCATCAGATATCACTGGTGGAGAAAGATTGTTTGCTATTCCAATTCAGGCCACAGGGGTCAACAACTTGGATTTGACACAGATCAAACAGATCGGACAAAGTTCAATTCCAGGAACAGGCACATACCCTAATGGACCAGAAGTGTTGGCTGTGGTGATCACTGCATTGAGCGCACAATCAAACCCTGTGGGTGAGATTCAGTTGAGTTTCCAAGAAAGCCAGGCTTAAGAACCCAAAGCAAGATAACGCTCTACAGTGTCTATCTTGCTTTGTACTGCTTCAATGTTCACAGTTGACCACAAGCCAGGGTGCATGGGTCTGGGCCATTGACCACGGTCGATCCAGGCATAGCCCATGTGCTCTTCATTTAGCACAGGCACAAATTCATCTGCAACAACACACACCCAGGTGTTGTATTCAAACTGGCCGTCAGATGATGTGAATTTTTCCAGTGGAACCAAGCGTTGATACTCAGGCATTGAACCCAGTTCTTCTATGCACTCACGTTCCATGGCACCCAGCAGTGTTTCGCCTGTTTCTACCTTGCCACCAGGCAGTCCCCAGGAACCAGGATGTCGCGTGTCGTTGCGTAGTAGATATAGATAGCGTCCCGTAGCACTGCTACGAAACCAAACTCCCACTGCCTTCACAGCACAATCCTCCAGGTGCCTCCCGGATATGCACCTTGATAACTCTTGACCCAGGCATCTCCCACCCACTTGTATTGAATGTCTGTGGTGATGTTGGTCACATACTGTGTTGTGTTGTTTTCTGTGGCAGCACGGAATACCACACGCCAGTAGTTGTTTGAGTACTCAATAATATCGTTGGCTTGTGCCACAAGACCTCGACCATTTGCACCAACCCAGTCTGTGGCTGGATTGGGATTGTCTAGCGATCCTGTGTCTTCTGTAAGCAAATATCTTACGCCCTGTAACACAGAATCTTCTGGTCTTGGACCAGTGACCAATGGATTGATCACAGCGTCAATGGGATCCAAGGTGTTTTGTGGTGTGGTGTCAATGTCCACATCAAACAACAAAAATCTGTCATCATTAGGATCCAATGCAACAGTACCTACCACTTCAGTTTCGTCAGGTTGTATAAGTCTAATCTGGCTGATGCCTGGGCGCAATGATCCGTACAAGTCAATCACTGCTGGCCATAACAAGTTAGAGTCAGGCACAATTTCTGTGGGAGTCAATGAGTCGTTGCTGGGTTCTTGGGTGAGATACTTTTGTTGCAAACATTGTAGTTTGTTGCCAATCAGCACAACAGCCCAGTTAAACGGTGTGATAACCTGTCTAGTGCCCATCAGTAGGTCTTCATTGTCAATGGCATTGTTCAAATCACCTTGTGCATCGTACATTGAAGCAATCACACGTTCAATCACGCCCAGTTTCAACACTTTGGCAGGTGGTGATATCCAAATTGGCATGCTGAATTGCAATGTGGCAATGTCAATGGGATTTTCTGTGCCAATAGGCACTGTGCGGCTGCTCCAGGTGGTACGATCCAGGTACATCACACTCAAACTGGTCCAGTCAATGTAGTTGTCTGTGCTTTGAATTTCCAAACTGGGATTGAACAAGGTGAGAACCTGTTCCAACAACTGCAACTTTTGATTGGTATTTGACGTCCATATGTCCAAGTTGATGGTGAGTTTGAACGGCACAGGCATCAATCGTTCAATAGTGAACGCATTGCCCTGTGTGGTTTCGTAAGTTTCGGTGGCAGGGTCATAGGCCTGTTGACGCACATTGATTCTGCTGACAAAGTAAGGATCTTGCATGCGACTTTGTTCATAGTCCAAGCCAGTGATGTAAAATGTCATCAACGGAGTAGAAGGCAAACTGTTGCGACTGTTTTCCTGCAAGATGGTTTGTGCATTACGAGTGGCATCACCATATCGCACAGGCACACGTATCAAGGCGGCAGCATTTACTCCGTCGTTTTCGTTGGCATACTCCACTTGAAAACCTGAAAAGATTCTTGTGAACTGCAACAAGAATCTGCGTATTTGTTCGTCGTAAAAAAATTGTTGCATTATGTTCCTGGCGGTAAGAAGCCACCTTGATCACCATTGTCTGCTCGGGGACGAAGAATTTCGCTCAAACTCTGACGACTTGGAATGTTGCCCAAGTCTTTGGTATTGACAGTAGCAGTGTTATTTACGAAGCCGCTGCGCAGTGTTTTATTTGTTGGTCCGTTGTTGAGATTGGTGCGAACCTTGTCATCAACTTTGACCCAACGTGCGCCATCATAACGGAACAAGCGATTGGGTTTGTAGTCCAGGCGTAGCACATAAGCACCTGCCACAGGATTTGGTGGGAAGTTCACAGCAGGAGTAACTGGCAAGCCATTGGGTGCTGTGCCACCACCAGTGAGATATCCTGCAGCATAGCCTTCGCCCGAGGGTGTCACACTCATGCCACCTTGTGTGCCATCCACAGTGAGACTTTCATCAGCAGTCAAACTGGTAGGATTAGCAGGCCCGCCTGTGGTTGTGGTAGGCTCAATGTAGAACGTGGTATTGTCGTAGCCTGACAGCGGTACTTCTCTT